TCATTTTTTTAATTCATATTCCAAACTTGCCATAATGAATGGTCCTATCGCCTTACCTTCATTACTTACAATTGTTACATCCTTACCACACAAATAATAACTAGCTGAACCATCACGAGAAGGATCTTTTGCCGGACCTAAACCAGCAGAACGGCAACTCTGATTTAAATTAATAGTCCCGTCATTATTTGATGTAACAAATGTTTTCAGAAGTCCCTGATATGCTTTTTCCGCAACCTTTTCATATGATTTTGGAAGAATACCCAGACGAACTCCCTTCAGATATGCATAAGTGAACATACTAGAAGCAGAAGATTCCAGATAGTTTGCAATACCACATTCTCCAACATACGAATTATCATATTGAAGAAGTTGGTACCAAACTCCGCTAGTTTTATCCTGCCAGCGCTTTAAACCTTTTGCTACAGTATTTGTAATAGTTACTAATTCCTTGTAGTCAGCATGAGTTTTCGGCATCACTTCCAATACATCTACTAAAGCAGCAAAGTACCATCCCATACCACGTCCCCAAAATTCTTTTGAGCAACCTTTGTATGGTTCAGTCTTATTCGCCCAGAAAGAATTGCTATCTTCCGGATTTGCTGACCAGGCATGATAATAAAGCTGTTTGTCCTTATCATATGTATGGCGAGCAATTGTTTTAAACTGGTGAGCGATATCTGTCCAAGCCTGCTCATTATCCGGTTCAAAATTAGCTTGCCATTCAGCATAAAAAGCAGCCCCCATGTAAAGTCCATCCAGCCACATCTGATCGGGATAAATATCTTTATGGAAAAAACATCCTTTTGCATCGCCCGACTGAATACGAGAATAATCATTCACCAAGTAATCATGCAAGAAATCAGCAGCTTTCTTATAACGGCTTGCATTATCCGTTCCATTTTGCTTGTCAAGTTCTTTTTCCCGCTTATACAAAGCAAAAAGAACTTTTCCTGAATTTATATTGTCTATATTTCCTTTTTTAAAATTCTTAAACGTACCATCCGGATTAATGGCATTATCCGCATATTCTTTTGCCCACTGATAATAGTTACCAGTCCAGTCAGCATATTGATACTGCTCACATAAATTAAGAAGAGATTTAGCTACAAGACCGTTTACATAATCCCATGACTTTCCATGAGTCCATTGTTTACCTTGTGATTGTGCCATTTCCTGCGAATAACGTTGCTGTGCTGTTGCAGAAACTGATGCCAGAAACAAGCATACAGAAAAAAATAATGTTTTCATGTTTTATTGATTTTATATGAATAATAGTTTTCCCATTACGAAAAAAGGTCGGCTGAATATATCAGTCGACCTTCCCTATGAGGTTCCTGGCGAACTTTAATTCACTTTGACGGTCAACTGATTAGCCTTAATTTTTACTACCTTTTTACTACACATGCAAGTATCCTTGCATATGATAAGATGTTTTTTTTAAATTCTTTTGTTCCAATCTTTTTTTACTACAATTTTTACTACATTTTTTTACCCAGTAAAATCTGGATAGTTCTTTCTTTTTCTTCAATGATTTTTTTCAGAAGAGCATTCTCCGCTTCCAAGGATAAATTCTTTTCTTCCGACACTTCCTTTTTCGGTACAGGTTCTACAGGATTCAACTCAACTTCACGATCAAAAAAATAATCTATTGGCAGTTTAAAAAAATCAGCAATCTTCTCCAGGTTTCCGGCACGGACATTAGAACCAGCTATTATCCCGTCAAGTCCCAGCGTAGAAATGTTGACTGCATCCGCAAGAGATTTTTTTGTCACGTTCTTTTCTTCCAGCAACACCTTGATTCTTTCGCCTTTAAACATAAGTTTTCTTATTATAGTTAATTGTAAGCAGTCTAAATAATAAAAGTTTACTAAGTATTCTTTTGCTATAACATAAGTTTTCTATATGTTTGCAGTATAAAATTAAGACTAAAATTTAGATTTTGCAATGACAAACGAAAGAAAAGTTAGTGAATTGGGGTATGAAGACCAATACAATTCTTTATCCAGAGAAGATAAAGTAAGAGTACGCGACGAGTTTATGAGGATAACAGGCTTATCCTACCCTACTTTTTATAACAAGATGAAAAATGGATTTCGCCCTATAGAGGAAAAAGTCTTTATAGAGATTTTAAACAATTTATCTTATGCAGAACATTGAATTTTACAATACGCCCAAAGGAGAAGTCATAGTAAGCATCGACGGAAATGTAGGGTTTGCTCTATCGCCCAAAAATGTAGATATTGTTAATATGATGTACGATCATATTAAGACTCACTACCAGGAAGCATATGCAGCTCTTACCCGATTATACAGCGCGTCAGCTCTTAATACGATGTACTATAAGTACAGAATTGTTAGCCGGTTTGCACGATGCAACTTTGGCGAATACGACTGCGCTTATCCGGATATCGACACAGATGTTATATTTCACCATGAAGAAGTACATTGTCCTCTTCGCGGTACTGGCGATTGCCAACTGGAGAATATCGTTTGCAAGCCTAATGTGACACTTCCTCTTACATCCCAACAGATGAAGGTATTCCGGTTATATTCACAAGGATTGTCAACCTCTGATATTGCCGATGTCATGCATTTGTCTGTTCACACTATAGACCGCCATCGTTGCGATATCTTTCAGAAACTTAATATTCACTCTATCCCCGAACTTATTCTGTATTGTTCCCGGAATAATATTAAATGATATGTTTACCACACAGATTTTTGAAGCTGCCATCAATGAATGTGGCTATCACCTGTATCGTCTGTACTACACAGATGTATCAAGGCAAGTGCGTAAGGCAGAAGGATATATCCGTATCCGTCGCAAGAGAGTCATTAACGGTAAGGTTAAGCGCGACAAGTACCGTATAAAAGTCAGATGGGACGCTACCGGATGCTGTTTCCTGGCTAAAGACAACAGTCGCCAGCCCAGATATGATCTTCCGCTGCAAACCATATACTACAATCAGGAACGGGAAAAATTCAAGCTATGTATGTAGACACCGATTTATCCGGACGATATTCCATTATGGAACTTAACGATGAACAGCTCAGAATTATCACAGATGCACTTGTCCGGTTTGCATGCTGCCCGTCAAAACAGAAATCACAACGGAACCAGGCTAAACATATAGCCTTAAAACTAACAGAACAACATGATTACACTCAATTTACAGATCAACAGAATGCTAGTTAAGCCTTTGTTGGAAAATACTCTGAAAGAGAATTACCCGTTTAACATTACCATTAAGAATAAACGAGAAATAGACAACGGCTGTGTTATGCAGCATGTCACTGTTGATTTTGACGAAAAAAACGAAGAACTTTTTAATGAAACTATTTCCGCAATTATTAATAAGTCCATAAAATGAAAGAAAACGATTTTTCAAAATTCCGTTTACCTGACGATTCTTCCGGAGAATGGATTATGTCTGTCATTCAGGATATGGGGCTGAAAGCCTATACAGAATACGAGGATAAGGTATACAAAGCTCTGGACGGACTTAAAGAAGGAAAATACTTTGATATTAACGATGTCAAAGAAGAAGACAGAGAAATGTTTATTAAGATATCCTGCCTGTACATCCGTCAGCATCCCAATGTAGTATTCAACGGCACATATACACATATACATAAGGAGAAGATATATGAATCAAGGGAAATGGACAGTAGCAGAAAAAAAGTTTGTTGAAGACAATGTAGGCAAGCTTACTATCGAAGAAATGGCTTCTCGCATTAACCGTTCACCGGTTGCAGTCAAGATGTATATTCTTCGCAATCGTATCGACCTGAAAGGCAAGGTACATCGAAACATTTTTCAGGAAATCCTTAAAATAAAGTTTGTAAACCCGGAATACTTCAAGCCTACACGCAATTTTTACAAAGCCGTAGGAATTACGCAGACGCGGTTCTGGGACTTATACTACGGACGTGTACAGATCACACAAAAGGAGTATATAGCAATCACATCGCACCTAGGTGTTACCCTTCAGGAAGCATTCGAGGCGCGGCAGTTAAACCTCTTTGAAGGAGAATTAAAAAATGAGTAAATTAAGTCAGACCAGTATAGATCATGTAAAGTCTTCTACCAATATTGTAGATGTCGTTTCTCTTTTCGTCCGTCTTGAACGTAAAGGTCCGGCATACATAGGACTTTGCCCTTTTCACAACGACCGACATCCGTCTATGCGCGTCGATCCGGTCAGACAGATGTACAAGTGCTTTGTGTGCGGTGCAGGAGGCGATGTGTTCGACTTTCTCATGCGTCACGAGAACTTTTCTTTCATCGAAGCAGTACGCTGGTGCGCTTCACGTGCCGGAATACAACTCGAAGAAACGGAAGAAACCCAGGAAGAAATCAAAGCACGCAAGCATCGAGAGGCTTTGTATATCGCTATGAACGCGGCTACCGGATGGTTTCAGAATAATCTTCCGGCTGTATCTTCTTATCTTGCTGGTAGAGGATTCTCTATTACCGACGAAGTTATCAAGACATTTCGTATAGGATATGCACCTCAGGGAAACAATATACAGAAACAGCTTCAGGATGCCGGATATTCGGCCGACATACTTCAGGAAGTTAATATAATCGGGAAAGGAAAATACGGATATTACGACGTGTTTCAGGACCGTATAACATTCCCTTTTCTCGACATTCAGGGACGTACTGTAGCATATAGCGGACGTATTGTTACACCTAGAGAGAATACCGGAAAGTATCTCAACACTAACAATACACCCCTGTTTCAAAAAGGTAATTACCTGTTTGGTCTGTATCAGGCATACCGTTCTATCAGCAGTCAGGGTACAGCTTATCTAGTAGAAGGGCAGTTTGATGTAATGAGCCTGTATGCAGCAGGAGTTAAGAATGTAGTTGCCGGTTCCGGAACTGCACTTACCGATGCTCAGGTGAAGCTTTTATCCCGATATACCAGTAAGGTAATACTTATGTACGATGCAGATGCAGCCGGACTTAAGGCAAGCATAGCAAACTGTGAGTCTATGCTTCGGCAAGGTCTTAATGTTAGTTGCGTACGTCTGCCAGAAGGTCAGGATCCGGATAATCTTGCCCAGGAAAAGAAAGAACATACGGCTGCATGGCTAGTCAACAACACTTGTGGTTTTGTAACCTACTTCTGCAATATCTTTTTGCCAGAAACTCTCGAAGATCCGGTTTTGAAAGAAGAAAAACTTTCTATCATATCCAGACTGGTTGCCTGTGTTGAAACAGAAACACTTCGTACAAACTATATACGTACACTGGCACGCCGTTTCAACCAGGAATACGATGCGGTAGAAAGAAAGGTAAAACAGATCCGTTCCGAACTTCCGGCTGTTCCGGCTGTAGAAACCATGAAGCCTGGTGTGTACGGACTGGATATTCTTCCCGACATGGATACTGCCGGAAAAAGTATTCATGTGGCAGGCAGCTTTGATGAATTTCTCGAAAATTACGAAACAGAACCCCAGATATACTTTCACGAGTCTGTAACCATGCAGGATATACAGCTTATCCGTCGTGACTGCTCACTGCTGGATGTTAATGCCGACGATCTGGTTATATCTGCTTCAGGCGAAGAATGCGCTACCATGGCAGCTTTGTCCGAATGTTACCGCAATGGAATAACCAATATATCTGTATTGGTTCCCGGAATGACCATTGCCAGCATGACAAAGAAAAAACGCATGGCAGACGATTATATAGAAGAAGAAATAGCCGACGAAGAATGGATATTCATCAATGCTTATCTATATAAGTATAACCTGTTCATGAATCAGTATAAGCCGGTAGACCGTACTCCATATCTACAGCGATGCGCCGAAATGATAGCCTGCACCGACGAGTCTGTACGTATTGTGAACTTCAGCAAGTTCACACAGTGGATGGAACTTACCAAGACAGAGCTTAATGTTTTTCTGAAGCCTTATCTGGCAAAGAGAAAATCACGTGTAGCCATCAATGCGCAGCGCGACGACAGTTCAGAAGAATACTACGATCCGGATGTAGTACCCGATTACGTAGAAGATAATCCGGTATACAAAAAAATGATGGACGACTACCAGTTTTATCCTCGTCTGAACAAGAACGGCGAACCGGTAGGATACATCTTTACCAACAACCGTCAGGGCGGTACATTAGTGGGCGATTTTTTTATGGAACCGCTTATTCACATCGTGAGCGACAAGGACGATGAAAATAAGCGTATTGTAAAGATCAACCGCCGTTATTACAAGAAGCCTATCTATCTGGAAGCTCCCAGTAAGTGCTTTTTGAAAAAGAGCACTATCGAAGAACGTCTTATCATGCTGGAGGCAGTAAACTTCAGTAATGGAGAAGAAAAGCACTGGACCAAGATACGCGAGTGGATGTCACGAAACTATACATCATGCCGCGAGGTACGTACCTATGGCAACCAGCAGCCCGACGGTTTCAGCCGCGACCAGTCAACGATGTTTTTTGCCTTTGCAAACGGAATCTATCACCAGCAGGAAGGCGTTTGGCGGTTTGATCCGGTTAACGAACTGGGAGTAGTAGAGCACCAGAACGAAAACTGGTATCTGCCTGCCTTTTCATCGCTGTACATCAATAGCGACATGAAAGACAAGTACGAAACCATTTCCAGCCTGATGTATCGTGAAATTCCTGCCGAGAAGCAATGTTCTTTCGAAAAGTGGGCCGACCTGATGAACCGTGTATATTTACTTAACGATAATGGCAAATGGGCTATAATATTTGCCGTGATGTGCGCATTTCGAAGTAACATTCACTGCATAGACCGTCTGTTTACAGCCCCCTTCTTCATGGGACCTATGTCTTCGGGTAAGACACAGATTGCGATATCTATCCGTTCGCTGTTTATTTCGCCCAAAGTACCGATTTTTAACCTTAACATTGGTACAGATGCAGCCATGTCTACACTTATGAGCACTTTTCGCGACGTACCGGTAGTGCTCGACGAGTACAACAACAAGGATATTTCCGATGTAAAGTTTCAGGCACTGAAAGGAATTGTATACGATGGTGACGGCCGTCAGAAACGCAAAGGAACTTCGGGCAAGGAAATTGAGAACGATAAGGTTTTTACACCTGTTATCATTTGCGGCCAGGAAACACCTCAGCGCGACGATAATGCACTGATGTCACGTATTATAGTATGTGAAGTTCCTAAGCCTGCCCGTCAGCGCACCCCTGAAGAAATAGCTTTGTTCAACGAATTGAAAGACATAGAAGAACAAGGCTTATGCAATGTGCTTGCCCAGATCCTTCAGCTTCGCACGCTTGTCATGGATCATTTCAGAGAATTGAAACAGGAATGCTACAAGGAGCTGAAAGAACAGATGATGGCTCATGGAGAAATAGACCGACTCATGAAAACTGCTTCTCTGTTTCTTGCTACCTGCAAGATGATCGAACAGCACACAGAACTGAAGCTGCCCTTTACCTATGCAGAGTTCTTCCAGATAGCATGCAACAAGATACAGTTTCAGGCAGATCTTATCAGCCGTACGGATAAGCTGGCAACCTTCTTCAAGGCTATGGATGTGATGATTGATACCAAGGCTATCATTACCGGCCGAGATTTTGATTTCGATTATCCTACAAGTCTTACACTTGTCGGCCCTGGAAAGACTTCTGTTCCCTGCCCTGTTCCTGAAGGAACCTGCGTAATGTACATACGTCTGTCTGTCATATACGCACAGTTCGACCGTTCATCATTCAATCGTGAACAGTCTTCACAATCTACTATCGAGCAGAACCTTCGAAGCAACTCATGTTACATAGGTCCGGTATCGGCACGTCGTTTTACCTGGCAGGAATCCGTAGAAGTGCCAGTCGGCGAACTGGAGAACTCAGGAAAGGATTTGCCCCCGGAATATACTGTAATGGGCAACGATTCGAAGATGGTACGAAGCATGAAGCGTTTTTCCAAAAATACGAGTTGCATTGCCTTGAATTACGATGTTCTCAGTACCATGTATGGCATAGACTTGAAACGGAACATAGAGTCATCCGATACCGAGAATAAAGCAGATTCCAATATCGAAAAACAAGAATTACCATTTTAACACACAGCAATATGATTACAGATAATCCATTAAAAAGTAAGATTGATTTAGAAAAGAATCCCAAAGGGACAGAGTTAAAGGTAGCCTTACAGCGCGAACGCGAAAAAAGCGGTCGCTATGTATCCATACCAGGCGACAAGAGTCACACAAAGATTTTTGTCCGTGACGGAGAAGATCCAGAAAAACGGATCTTGTCTTTCATCAAAAAGATTAATAACAGAACTACAATGTGGAATTAGATATGATAAATTTACTATATATAGATCTTTTCTGCGGTGCTGGTGGAACCAGTACCGGTGTAGAAAATGCACGTTATAATGGAGAACAATGCGCCAAGGTGATAGCCTGTGTTAATCACGACGCAAATGCTATTGCCAGTCACGCAGCTAATCATCCGGATGCATTACACTTTACAGAAGATATTAGAACACTTGAACTTTCACCTTTGATATCTCATGTAAAAAGAATGAAAAATATTTATCCTGAAGCTCTTATTGTTTTATGGGCTAGTCTTGAATGTACAAACTTTAGCAAGGCAAAAGGAGGACAGCCTAGAGATGCAGATAGCCGGACGCTGGCTGAACATCTTTTTCGTTATATAGAATCTATTAATCCTGATTATATTCAAATAGAAAATGTAGAAGAGTTTATGTCATGGGGTGACATGGACGAAAAAGGACATCCTATTAGTAAAGACAAAGGAAGATGTTATGAGAAATGGAAAAGAACAGTTAAACGTTACGGATACGATTTTGACTGGCGAATTTTAAATGCGGCCGATTATGGTGCTTATACTACCAGAAAGCGTTTTTTTGGAATTTTTGCTAAGCGCGGTTTGCCTATAATATTTCCTGAACCTACTCACTGCAAAGAAGGAAAATGTGATATGTTTGGAAAACTGGAAAAGTGGAAACCAGTTAAGGAAGTGTTGGACTTTTCAGACGAAGGAGAAAGTATATTTTGCCGTAAAAAGCCGTTGGCTGAAAAGACTCTTGAACGCATTTATGCCGGACTGATTAAGTTTGTTGCTGGTGGAAAAGATGCCTTTATTGTAAAGTACAACTCTATGAGCCAATCTGGGAAATATCAGGTCCCCAGTGTAGACGAACCATGTCCGGTTGTTGCTACGCAAGGAAGACTTGCATTAGCTAAAGTAAACTTTCTTTCCAAGCAATTCAGCGGCCAACCGGATAGTAAGAACATATCTGTAGAAGGTCCTGCCGGAACAATAACCTGCAAAGACCACCACGCTTTCGTGTCGGCCTATTACGGAAACGGTCATAATCATTCTGTAGAACAGCCTGCACCTACGGTTACGACTAAGGACAGACTAGCATTGATAAATTCTGTTTTCATAGATAATCAATATGGAACAGGAAAGCCTACATCGATAGAAAAGCCGGTTGGTACAGTAACTACAGTACCAAAGTTCAATATGGTAAGTTGTAAACCGTGGATAATGAATACAGCTTTTTCAAATATTGGGAGCAGTATCGAGCAACCTTCACAGACCATTACAGCTAACCGCAAATGGCATTACTTGATGAATCCGCAGTTTGCCAGTGCTGGAGGTTCAGTGAACAATCCTTGTTTTACATTGATTGCTCGAATGGACAAAATGCCGCCTTATTTGGTAGAAGTTGAAGGAGGTATCGGCATACAGGTCATACCCGAGGATAGTCCGATGACTGTCAAAATTAAGGAGTTTATGGCTCTCTATGGCATCATCGACATCAAGATGCGTATGCTACGGATTGCTGAATTGAAAAAGATTATGGGTTTTCCGGAAGACTATGTCTTGATCGGCCCGCAATCGGACCAGAAGAAGTTCATCGGTAATGCCGTGGAGGTGAATATGGCACGTGTTCTTTGTGAGGCTATCTGTAAGGAGATTATAAGAAAAAGAAAAGTTGCGTGGTATGGGAAAACAGGAAAGCGTGAGCGATTTTTATCAGTATGCAAAAGATTTGGCCAAGGCTGAAAGGGAACTGAAGGTTGAGCGATGGGTTGAAGTCACTCTTTATTACGGATATGCAGATAAACAAGTAAGTCTTTATCACTACAACCTTCCCCGTGAAATGTATTTCCGCTACCAATGGGTGATTAGATGGAGGATGGCGAAATTGCAGTGCCAATATCCCAAACAGATTATTGGTATAAGTCTGTATCACTATGATAAGCGTTCAGGAGAATCGATGGAACTTAATAGTTGTCTGTCTAAACTGATTTCTGCAAAAGCCCAGATAACAAAAGCAGAACGAAAGATGAATGAGTACATCGAGCACAATCATCAGAACAACCTGTTCTTTGACGAAGACACGGACGAGGAACTGATTAAGTACCGGAGAAAACTGGAACGCAAGAAAATTGAGTGTGAAGAGTGTGAGAAACGATTAGAACAACTTGTAAATCAAAGGAGGATAGAATATGAGTAATAAAACACATCAGCCATAAGGAATAAACACTTTTCTTCGCAAATACCTTGTATTAGACTAAAATTTATACTAAATTTGCGATGTCCTACATATATTACAAGGCAAGCGGAAGCCTGCCATACATAATTTCATAGCAGGCATTTTTTATGTCTTGTATTATCGTAGCCATGCGTGGCTAAATATATAACGGCTGTTACCCCCGTGTGGAGCGTTAATGCGCCCACTGCCTTGTGATGGTGTAGGACAACGGGAAAGGACAGCCGTTTTTCTGTCTGTAATGCCAAAAGTCCTATTATCACATGGCAACAATTACATTAAACAAAACAAAGTCCAGCACCATACAGCAATGGCTGGATAGCGAGAACAGTATTATTACCTCTATCATGGAGGAATCCGTATCAAACCGCCAGACACTTCTGCTGTCAAACGCTATGCTGGCATTTTCCGTTATGGTATGCTCTGCATTTCTTCACTGGGCAGCTGCATTGATTTGCCTTATTTGGTTTGTCCTCTCACTTATTATGTGCCGGAAAGGAGGTTTGCAATGAAAATACAGGGAGTCAGACTAACAGACCGTGCGCTGGGGCTGATACACACTTTACAGGAAAACAACAATGCCAGTATCGAGTGCATTGCCGAAGGTATCTATGAAATCGAAGAAATAGTATTAAACCGTGAGGCTGACGCAAGCAACGACGATCGTCTTATCATGATGCAGACACTTCGCGATATCCGTCACCTTCTCGACGAACTGAAGGTTATTCCAGGATACAGTTATTAGCCGTCCGGATGGTGTATACATTCATTTTCCCGACAAGCTTCCGCAACCGTGCTGCTGTCCGGTATTCACGTCGGGAAAATGGCGAGTCATTTATCGAAAACATACACTAAAATTATACGAAAGTATACTTAAGAAGGGATATAGTAAACTTGCTTTATTATATCCCTTCTTTTTTATGTAAAAATCCCCCGAACTCCCTGAATTAAAAGATTTGCAGACACGCGTAATTTTGCACGCAGAATTTTGCGAAAAATGCGACCAACAGACCAACAGACCAACATTTCAAAAAACGGCAAATACAGCATAAAACCATAACACGCTGATATATAGATATATATATTATTTTATTAAAGTATATATATATAAAAAAGTTGTTGGTCGCTGTTGGTCGCTGTTGGTCCGTGTTGGTCGCTGTTGGTCGGAGTGTTGGTCCGGATATTTCGAATGTTGGTCTGCTCGGACCAACAAAATACCCCATTTTTCGGGCTTTGTTGGTCGTGTTGGACGCCGACCAACAGCAAAAGAATACTTAGTAAACTTTGTTTTGTTGCTGAAAATCACTAACTTTGCTTATGTCAAATCACGCTTTGTTGGTCTGTTGGTCTGTTGGTCGCAAAAAATTAGAAAAGCAAGGCAAAAAATTTTTTTTTATGATAACCACATCTATTACTTTAACCCCATATCTTGCCGAATATCTCCGCGGAAAGTATGCATCCGGATCGGATAATGTTGTAAACATACCCGATTCTTCGGACTTGTATCACGTAATCTGGAACTACATGTCGCGCCGCCCTTCAGACGTGGCCGAAACATCCGGAAATATTACGATTGCTCTTCCCTGCCGGCGCGAAGGAAAGGATCCTGCTATATACAATTATCTATCTGAACGTGCAGTGCGCTGCGTAGACAAGGCAGTGCGCCGTGAGTTCAATCAGGAGCTTCACTCCTTTCTGCTGGAAAACGATCAGCGCGGACACCTGTTCGATAACATTGATGTAGTGCTTCAGTTCATCAACATGTATCGCCTGGAAAGTATTACCGAAGATGCCTTGCTGAAAAATTTCTACCGCTGGCGTGAAAACCTGCGCAAGCGGAAAGCACGCCGCGAACGGAAGAAGGGATTGATTGGTATTTTATAGCGTTAAAGAAATTTAAAAACCGCCCGACAAAGTGCATCTATTTGTCCGTTTTCAGTGGTAAATATGGCTTAACATGTCGGTGTAAATGGCGAATTATTTAATAGTCAGTTTGTTATGAGTAAAAAAAATAAAGAATTTTCTATTGTCATACGGTTTATTCCGGTAAACCGTATGCAACAGGAAGAATACACATTTCTTTCCGAAGAATTTGACTTCTCTCCTTCCGCTTCATCCGATTCAGGAGGTACGATTTTTCTGTGCGACATGGAGCGTGTAGTTTCCCGCCCCGAAAAAGAGGTTCTTAAAGAGTTCAATATATTGCGTTCTGGCATTTTGGTATTCCGCGATACCAGCGGAAATATGTATCAGGTAGGAACTTCCGACATTCCGGCACGCGTTATGCTTTCGCCCAACCTCAATTCGGCACAGCTTGTCGTAAAATGTTCCATGCTTCAGTCGCCTCTGGTATAGTCCTATATATTATAATAATGTATATCTACATTTGCTTAAAACAAATAGCAAATGAAACAGTCACAGAAAGATCTTCAGCAGCTTTTGCTTTCTCGCCAGTTGATGTTTATAACCGCAGAAGGATATGCTTCTGCGGTTGCCGAAGCGTTCAGCGACGAATGCAAGGATGCCGATAAAAGCATACTTTACCATGATCTGTCAAAAAACATGTGTGAGCAGATGTCGCTTCAGGTTTCCGAAGACAATCCGGTAAACTTTACTACCGAATACACTTCCGAAGAAATTCCTGAAGGGACACTGGCTTACTATCCTGTTTTCGGAATTATCACTTCAGACAGTTCATGGCGTTTTTCTTCCAAGAGGTTCGAAAAAGAACTTCTGGACTCTGAAAGCAATCCTAATATTTCAGCACACTTTCTTCATATTTCTTCGCCTGGTGGAGAAGCGTTCTATCTCGATCGCTTATCACAGACCATGAGTGATTTGACAAAGCCGGTGGTTGCATACGTTGAGAAGACGTGTGCTTCTGCCGCATATCTGATAGCATGCCATGCCGACAAGGTGATGGCTGCTACCGGATATGATAAGATAGGATCTATAGGTACTGTCGCGCAGATGTATGACGATACTGCCTGGATGGAAAAATACGGATATAAGATATACACTTACCGCGCTACTGCATCCGACCTTAAGAATAAGGTTATGGACGATGCTGTTTCCGGCAAAGGTGAAGAATATATTAAAAGATTCCTGAACCCGCTGAACGATATGTTTATCCGGGAAGTGAGAAATAACCGACCGATGCTTGCCGAAGCTAAGGCAGAAGATCCCGTTTTGCGTGGAGAAATCTACTTTACGCCCGAAGCTGTTCAGGTAGGTCTGATAGACAAGCAGGCTACTTTTGCTGAAGCTGTAGCCGAAACTCAGTTGCTTGTAAAAGAAAAAGACATTCAGCGCACAAAAAATCAATTAATAAGTATCATTCTCTAAATTATTCAGTTATGAATTTCAAGGAAAAAGTTCAAAAAGTATTTCAGAAGTTGGGTTGGACCGCAACTAAGGAATCCATGGATGCAATGACTGCGGAAAAATGGCAAGAATTTTTCAATGCATACAAAGAAGAATTTTCTGCCGAATTTAAAGCAGACATGGAGGCTTACACTCAAGAACAAGCCAACTTGCCAGGTCAGAAAGAAATCACAGAAGCATACAATATAATGAAAGGTATTATATGCCCTGACAAATCTTCTGCTACCGGCGAACAGCAAAAAGCTCAGCCTGCTTCTCAGGAGCAGCCTACAGGAAAGCAGGTGCTTGATATGGCTATGGCTATTCAGGCAACTATGTCGGCAATGGCAAAAAATGCAGCTCCAGACGTTCCGGCTGCAACAGTTTCTACTGCCGGAGTCATTGGCTTTGTCGGAAACGCACCGGAAGAGAAGTTCCTCTATGGTATCGACAATCCGTTCTTTTCAATGGAAAAGCCCTGGAACCAGGTAGGCAAACCGGGATTCTCTTTGCCAAGCGACAAAAAAACGGCTGCTGCCTTCGCTGCCGAAGTAGAATCTTTCTCTGCAAGTCTGCAAGACCGTTACAGCTATCTTCAGAAGCACAATCAGCTTAACGCTGAAAAGCTGGCAGCCGGAGAATTTACTACCGACTATTCTCAGGTTACATCCATGAAGGGAGGCGATCAGTATCTTATCCGCCGACAGGATGCTATTATCGCACGCGTACTGTCTATCCGTCAGCTTACGCAGTATTTCCCCGTCCGTTACGGTATTCAGGACCGTGATGTAATTTTCAATGCTTTCTTCGGTGAAACTTCACAGGCTTATCAGACTGGAGAAGTCTACAAGGGAGATATGGAAATTGCACCGGAAATGGGTTACGTAGACGATGCCATGATCAAGATGAAGTTCGGTCCTATGAAGGAACTTGAACGCATGTATATCGGCTACCTGAACCGTGATGGTTCCGATCCTATCAAATGGTCTATGATTGAGTTTGCCGTAATGGGAGCTTTGGAAACTGCTCAGTGCGAACAGAACATGCGCCGTATGCGCGGTATTTATGTGAAACCTGAAACAGGTGTTGCCGGTTCTTATCTCAATGCCGGTACTGGTGTACTGTACACGCTTATCCGTCTGGCTCATGAAAACAAGCTGCTGCTGACTGATACTATCACCGCTTACGACGAAGCTACCATGCTCGATACCGTTCAGAACTTCCACTCTCAGATATTGGCTAAGGTATCAGAAGACATGAGCCTCGAAAATCATGTAATGTATCTGAACGAAAACCATAAGCAGTGGTGGATTGCTTGTATCCGTGAGAAATATGGCAATCAGCAGGACTTTACCGGACCTGGAAGCTATATGAATGTCATTCCGGATACTGACATGCGCATTATCTGGCTGCCTTATCTGGGACAGTTACCGTTCATGATGATTCAGGAGCCGGGTAACATTCAGTTCCTCGAAAATCTGCCTGGCGAAATGATGGCTATTCAGACAGAAATGCAGATGGAAATGGTTCGTGCATGGTCTGTTTGGAAAGAAGGATGTTCTCCTGCCTTCTGCGGAAAGAACTTTACTTCAGCTGATAAGCTGAAAGAAAACGACTATCAGTTCCAGCAGATCTTTATGGTGAAACCTTCTGTCAAGCTGGATGCCGATGCAGTTACGGCTGATGCTTCAAAAGGATTCTGGTTTGTTACCGGAACAAATACCGAAACAAAGGATCTTACCAGCATCGACAAAGCCAAGAAAGGTGTTGCCTACATTATCGAATGTGGCGATATTACCAACGTTACCAGCGTACAGAAGTCCGGTAACTTCGATTCTATCGAAAGCGCATGGACTCCTACTGCGGTCGGCGATTACATTATGGTTAAGCTTGACAGTAAGAACAAGTTCATCGAGCTTGAAAGATGCGTCGGAGGTACACGTACAATCAATGTTAAGGCACAGCCTAATGTTCCGGGTGCAAGATAAATCATTTTACTAACAGGAAGGGGCATAAAGGCCCCTTCATAATATTGATAAGACATGAAATCATTTTCGTATAAAACGTTTTTCTTCCATCTCTTGCTGTTTGCTCTTGTGGTAGGCATTAGCATGTATTTCGATAATGGTATGCAGGCTGCCGGATTGTGCCTGGCTGCTACTAACATGATGTCTATCGGAGATATGGACGATGTTTCCGACCGCGACACACACGGATCTAACATTGCATATCAGATTTACCTGATCAGCATCGAACAGGTAGACAATTCCAAGCCGTTCCCCGCTCCGAATGCTAACCGTGAAGTCGGTCAGATCCCGATGAAATCGGGTGAATACATGAAGTATTTTGCTTGCCATACGATACCTACATTTATGGGTAACGGAGAAAAAGGTGATATCACTACTTCAGGAACCAACCAGTTTGTAGCTGTTATGGGTGGTCAGCGCGACAAGTTGCTGTCATTCATCGAACAGTATGCCGGAGGTAAGTTTGTTATCCTGTTCAAGGAAATCGAACAGACTCAGTGGTATATCCTGGGTTCTTACGACAGACCGATGATTCTTCAGACATTCGAAAATAAGAATGATGCCGACGGACGGTATGCAACATTCACTTTCCAGCGTACATCTATCGACCAGTACAACAAGTATACCGGTGCTATCGTACGTGCTCCGGCTACCGAAAACGCACAGGATGCTACCGATCTGAAGATTGTTGCCGGTCAGGATCTGTATTCTATTCCAGACTGTACTTCCAGTGCAAAAACCATTGCAACTGTTTCCGGCCTTGCGGCTAACGATAAGGGACGCTACATTACCCTGATGGGAGAAGGTGTAGAATATCCTGCCACTATCGAAGAAAACACAGTATTCGTTCTGGAAGACGGTGCTACATGGACTGCCCGTGCCGGAAGCCGTATTACATTCCGTGTAATGGATACCGACACACTGGTAGAAATTGCCGGTTCACGCGTACAGACAGTAGGATAATTTTCTCTCATGGTGAAGCATAGTTAAACAGCTATGCTTCACTAAAATACATTTACACTATGAAGTATTTATTTAATGAAAAGACAACGCATTACAACCGTTTGAAAGGCGATGACAAGCATGCACAGAAAGATCTTTCCTTGCTTCTGGAATTACAGCCAAAGCTGAAGATTAATCCGTCGTGGGTACGCTTTCCCGAACGGTACGCAAAACAAATTCTTTACCTGCTTCTCGATTATGCTTCTGCCGGAGATATTCTGAAAAACAGAAACGGTAAGCATCCGGAGAAAAAGAATGATCCGGATAAGGAGCTGAAAGAAACACAAGCCGAGCTGGAAGAGACAAAAGATACTCTTGAAGATGTACAGATCGAACTGGAAGAAACCAAAGAAGCCCTTCAGGAAGCACAGCTACAGGCGGATGAAGCCGAAGAACGTGCAAGTGAAGCGAAAGCCAGATTGGAAGCCGAGAAAAAAAAAGGCAAGTAAGGAAAAAACAGAAGCATGAAGAATATCCGGATATTGACTGGGATAATCTGGCCGACGAAAATGTACAGCTGGCTACCATCATATACAATGACCGTATCGTGTCATGGAAGCAGATGAAAGCCATTTCCGAAAAAATGGACCGTAACGAGTGTACTGCTGCCGATATTTTCAGCATGGTACGTCTGCGTATACGGAATCTTCAGGCATTCAAAGAGCTACAGTCATACAATGATACCGGCACGTTCCGTTACCAGCATCCGCTAGTTGAAGGTAAGAGTGAGCGTGCCGAACTTATTAAGCTTCTGCAACAGGATCCGCAGGAGTTCTTGAAAAAACACCGTAATTGCCTTGATTCTATCCGACGCTACGAGTCTTATCTTCGCAATCCTGAACGCCAGAACCGAAAAAAAAAAGACCGGAAGCTGCTGCAAAAATACATGCTGCGCGACACGTTGTTTAAAGAAATAATCAGTAACAGCCATGAACGAAAAGAATAAAATGCTTGCCGTATCTGCATCGCTAGACAACAAGTATGTGGCAAAAGTAAAGAGTTATGCCACACTGGGCTACAGTCGCGAACGCGTATGCCGGCTGCTCGGACTTACACGCCGTGAAACTACTGTACTGCGCATCCGCCTCACTCTCCCCGGCGATGAATACTACGAAGCATACGAAGCCGGAATTGCAGCCGGTGAAATGAATATAGACTCCGAACTTGCCAAACAAGCTGAAAACGGAGATATAGATGCTATCGAATTGCTGGAAGAAAGAAAAAATGAAAGATACTTTAAAGACCTACGTAAAGAACTCTTTGGAATATGAAAAAAAATATTGATTATAATTCTTTTGTTGAAAAATTTAAACCTAAGAAAACAACGGATGACTGTTATACACCAGAGTATATATACGATGCAGTATTAACATGGTTAAAGAACAATGCAAATCTTAAAGATAAAGAAATTATCCGTCCATTTTGGCCCGGTGGAGATTATAAGACCGTAAACTATACAAAAGACTGTGTGGTAGTAGATAATCCGCCTTTTTCTATTTTAGCAGAAATAAAGGCATGGTATCAAGAACATAATATAAGATATTTTCTTTTTGCTCCACATCTTACTTTATTTTCTTCTTATAGAGAAGAACAGACTTGTATTATTGCTGATGCAAGTATAATCTATGAAAATGGAGCTAATGTAAATACAGATTTTGTAACCAATTTGGAAGAATTTTCTCAGTATGGTATTATTGGAGATCCAACTTTAAAAAATGCAATAGAAAACGCACAGAAAAGGGCAAAACAAGAAGAAAGAGAAAAGAAAAAAATTCCAGGATATATATATCCGGATAACTTAATTACAACATCTTCAATTGCATACATTATTAATGGAGGAGTAGACGTAAAAATTCCCAAAAATGAAATAGTTTTTACACGAAGGTTAGACGCACAAATTCCAATTAAAAAAGCTGTGTATGGTGGAGGTTTTCTATGTTCTAATCGAATAGCAGAAAAATTAAAAGCAGAAAAATTAAAAGCAGAAAAATTAAAAGCAGAAAAATTAAAAGCAGAAAAATTAAAAGAAAAGTACAGATTTGAACTATCAGAAAACGAGAAAAAAATTATTTTAAATTTAAAATAATGTAATGTATGACCGTTCTCGAAAGACTAGATAAAATTCATCCTGACCTGATATCCTCTTTTCTGGCAGACGGAAAAAGTGCCGGTATACCTGCCGATGTGCAGCTGTTCCTGAAACAGATTCAGTGGGCTGCCGAAATATTCGAATACGAACCGAATATTACACGTGCCAGCAAGAAGTTGCGTCTTCGCATCAATGCCGAGCAACATATCGCGCTAGAGGAACGTACGTGCAAGGAAAGAATATACCAGGCTATCAATTACTTCAATGTCGACAATACGGTTTCCGAGAAAATATGGGAAAACCATTATGCCGATAAGTTTGAATCCATCGCTCAGCTTTGCGCAGCAAAGGGAGATTTGAAGACGATGGCCATGTGCATGGAAAAAGCAAGCGAACACCGTACACGTGCCGCACAGATTGCCGAAGCTGCTACCAACCTAGGAATTACGTTCCTGATTGATCCGTGTGTTCGTCCGGAAGATATGGGACTGGAAACCAAATCGCTCAAAGAGATTGCACGCAAGCATAATGAAGGATTCTATATTCAGCTTATCGACGGATTGCCGATTGATAAAAAAGAGAAAAAACGTCTGCTACGTGATGCTGACATACAGGATGCCGAACTTGTTAATGAAGAATAATATGCAGGATAATGATATAACACAAGATAAGTTCTCTCTTGAAGTAGAACGTATATTCATGAACTCCATGCAGGTAATGGCTAACCTGATTGATCCGAACAAGCTCATCGTAGAAGCAGCCCGTGCTTCCGGTAAGACTTCCGAAGTCACAGTTAACCGTATCGTGCGTGTAGCAGATTCCATGCCCTCCGAACTTTCTTTCCTGGCACACCGCACTTATGTTGCCCTGTTGACTAATATCTGGCCTAATATTCAGGCTGCATTTTCCCGCCAGATAACAGTCAACGGGCAAACGCGGTGCATGCTGGAATATGGTATCGACTATATTGCAGGCGACGCTAAGATTCCGGATCATTTCCGACGTCCCCGCTACCCTATTTCTTATCCCAAACACAGTGTCTTGTTCCGAAACGGACACCATATTCAGCTGGTATCTTCCGATCAGCCTGATTCTGTTGCCGGCCGAAGCGGAGTACATGCGTTTGTCGAAGAAATGAAGCACAACGACGGTGAGAAGCTGAAGACACGTCTGTTCCCTTCCCTTCGTGGTTCTTCTGCCGAAATACGTAAGTCGCCCTATTACCAGGGATGGACGGGTGTATCGGATACTGCACGTGTAGATCTGAACGAAGACGACTGGTTCGAACGCTATGAGGACCAGAACAACCAGCAGTTACTTTCAGAGATTGCTACTGTTGCTCTTCATGTAAACAAGGCTGCTTATCAGCGCATGGAACTGCTGAACGCACAGAAGAATACAACCAACCTGGTTACACTGGAAAAAATCAGGCTGGAAGTACAGAAGTGCGACCGTACTATTGCAAAATGGTCGGGACGTCTTGCCGACATGCGAAGAAACGCTACCTTATACATCCGTGCCAGTTCGTTTGTCAACAAGGATATTCTGGGACCTAAATTCTTTAAAACCCAGCTTGAAACACTCGATACCGACGAGTTCCTGACGGCTATCTGTGCCGTACGTCATAAATCCGTAGTCAACAAGTTTTTCATTCACTACGAGAAAGAACGTCACCAGTTCCGCGACGGATATATCTACGAAAGCATCATGAAGTTCGACCTTAAAGATCATTTCCGTATTACGGCCCGATATCTCACCTACTACAATAAGAACGATGAACTGTATATCGGTTACGATCCGGGACACTTCTCCAGTCTTGTTGTAGGACAGAAAAAGAAGTACGGCCGTGAGTTCCGTATCCTGAAAGAATTTTTCTGCTACTACCCCGACGAACAGCCTGAACTGGCTCGCCAGGTATGGGAGTTCTTTGGTGCTGATGCAGTAAACAAGCGGATCGTTCTCTATCCGGATAGAGCCGGAAACAAAAAGCGTGAAGAGCTGGAACGTATCACTACCGACAGCCGTGCTTTAAAGAGGGAACTGGAGTCGTACGGTTTTTCCGTACAGCTGATGAACGAAGGACTGGCTACCATCTACCACTGGCAGCAGTTCAAGCTGATGGCATTACTGTTCGGCGGACAAAGCAATGCACTGCCCAGCATACTTATCGACGAGAACGAATGTCCCAACCTGTGCAGTGCCATTCCGCTTTCTCCCCGACTCACTTCTAACGGCCGTATAGAACTCGACAAGAGTTCCGAAAAAAAGATTCCGCTGCATAAGCAGGCAGGTCTTACCACGCAGTTGCCTTCTGCTATGATCTATCTGCTGTACGGACTTTATTCAGATGCCGCACAAAATGAATTAAACAGTATTCCTAACAATATTATAGACAATATGAGCGTATAAAAACAGATGATTTTGCTTAATCTATGCTTTAAAAAATAGATTATAACATGCTGTTTGACATAATAATATATGTTACTCAGTTTTCATTCAGGCAATAGGTTTTTCGAAAAATTTTTGAGGGATTTTTCAAGCGACGATTTTTTTCACGCCCCGCTGGTATTTCGATGTGCGCGGCACAAACCTCAAAATCTCGGAAATATGATTTGTCCTTTACATTAGGTAGTAATACAAGTAAATTCGTGTATGAAAAGAACAGAAGAAACAGACGATTCTTTAATCATTCCGGGCACTGAAGCCATGCAGTTAGCCAGAGAGATATCCAAGTTGCCGGACGGTTACTTTACAGTAGCTTTCTACCCGTGCAGCTTGCAGAAGAACGAAGCAAGCACCAAGCTTGTAGTAAAGACCAAATGCAAATGGCGTACTCAGTTGCCGGAAGAAAAGTTCAGTGTAGACAGCGATAATCTGTTTCTCTTTACCGATGAAGAAGAGCAGCCTCGTATGTGTTATTCTATACTTATCAGATACATGGGCTTCCCACAAGACGGATATAAATTACATAAAATAGATTGGTTACAATGAGCAGTACAAAACAACATATTCAAATGCAGGGATGCCTGGGAGTATATGTCAACGATACTGATGTTATCTCCTTCCAGCTGGGCGATGGCAGCATGCTGGATGCTTTGCAAAGAGATCGTTATGTTTATCTCGATCCGGTAGCTACCGAAGGACTGGTCAGATGGATGACTGTTAAAGGATATAACATTGCTTCTCGCGGATGGAATAACCTCAAATGCGAAGAAGTAGCCAGCGATATCAAGCATAACCGATTGCTTCCGCGTCTGATCACCAAGCAGGTTAACATGCTGTATGGCATGGGACCGGCTGTATACCGTATAGGATTAGTAGACGGTAAGGTAAAAAGAAACTGGGAAGAAGTTCCCCGTATACAGGAATGGCTGGAAAGCTGGGAAGACAACGGTATGGAGCAGGGATATCGTGCGTTTGCCAAACAGAACATAAAGAACTACTACTATTTCCGCGATTTTTTTGTAAAGTGGCGCATGTCTGCCGGTAAGGGCATATTACGCAATACGCTTCCGGTTGCAGGACTTGAAGCCATGGAAAACAAAGACTGCCGTCTGGCTACCACGCTGACAGACGTGGCTTTCAATATGGTTTATTACAAAGACTTTACGGCTATTGCCGTAGGTAAGTTTGCTTACGGCATTAGCCCGTCTTTCCGTATTTACCCCAAATTCCGTGTACAGGATATCAACCAGTACCGTTTTGCGGCTATTTCTCACCATCGAGAAAAAAGCATTGATAACTTCTATGGCGAAAACGAAACGCACGAAGGAACTAAGGCTTATATCAAAGGATCCAACGAAAATGCTGTGTACATCAACAGCTTTTTGCGAAACTCTCTTGCTGCCAAGATTCATATTGTTATCCCGAATGCATGGGTTGAATCAAAAAAAATTCAGATAACCAACCTGTGCAACGAAAACAAGGAACGCCAGGCAAAGGGAGAAGCATTATTACTGTATAACGGCATAGAAATCGGTACAGAATATAAGGAGTCAACTCTTATTCAATACATCAAGTACGAACTGAACAAGCTGTCCGAATATCTTTCCGGATCAGGAAATCAGGGTAAGGCATACGCTACTTTCAGCTTTAAAGATTCCAGCGGAGAAGAAACACGCTGGAAAATTGAAACAGTCGATTTGAAGTACAAAGAATATATTGATGCCATTATATCGTACGACAAGCGTGCTGATGAAGTGCTGCTATCTTCGGTCGGACTAGACAGCAGTATATCTTCCGTGTCGAAAGAAGGCGTTATCAGCAAATCGGGAGCCGATGCCTACTACAACTATCTTATATATCTGTTACAGCTTGCTCCCGAAGATGAAATTGTTTGCGAGCCGTTTAACCAAGCAATAAGAGTCAACTTCCCCGATCTGTATGCACAAGGATACAGAATAGGATTTTACAGAGAAATTCCGGCACGCCAGGAAGACGTGTCACCTTCAAACCGTTTAAATGCACAACAGTCATGAGTATATTAGAAGAATTGTTTACCGATGTAGCTAAGTTCAGGGAATATTCTCCCTATACTGAGTCTAACGTAACATTTGAAGAGCTTGCATCAAGCGGAATGAGTGCTGTTAAGCAAGTAAAGTCACTTCTTACTACCGACATATACAATACTATCATTTCGTCGGATGATGCAAAAAAAGAAGCATTACGTAGTGCGGTTGCCAATTTAACTCTGGCAAAACAGCTTGTTTTTAATATCCTTTCTCTTCGTAAGTCTGAAGTAGATGTATATAAGAACGAGCAGGAACAGATGCGGCGTGCTTACCGCGACAATTACTTCAACTCCATGGATTCGTTGCTTCAGCTGCTCGATAATGATGAAGCATGGAAGAAAACACCGATGTACAGCGTCATGCAGTCGTTGAAGATAAAGAGTGCAGCCGAGTTTGATGCAGTATATCCTATTGATAACTCATACATGTATTTTTTCCGCTGCATTCCTTTGCAGCAGGAAGCCCTGGACGATTATGTAGGAAGTTATTACGACAGGCTGGAAGACAACGATAAAACAACCCGTAGAAAGCTCGACAGATGTCTTGCCAAATTTACCGTTGCTCTTTCTTTGCGCCGGTTTGATATTCTGGAATTTCCGGTTACCATAAGAAATCTGTTTGAGGAAACTACAGCCAGCCGAAACGGTACTCAGGAACAGGAAAGAATGCTAGATCTTTCAAACGAGCTTATGTCACAGGCACAAGAATCATTGAAAAGCATTGATCTTATTCTTTCTTCCGACAAGGATACCAATATTGTTACCCAGACATCCTTTAATCAACCAGAAGATAAAATATACCTGATGGCATGAAAGCAGTTGAGTTTTTCTACAAAGGCGAGCAGTATGCTATCCCTAACGACTGGGAAAGTCTGAACACCTATCAGTTTACCGAACTGGTAAGCGACCTCTTAAGTATGTCTATCGGTAAGTTATCTCCCGGATCTGTACGTGTAAGATATGTATGCCGCTACATGGGGTGGAATATCGACAAGATAACAGAAGACAGTATGGCTAACGTGATATATCTAGCCGAACAGATTACATTCCCGTTTGTGATTGTTTATCCCAATAACGACGAAGCCTTGTCCGAACTGGACCAAAACACATATCGCCTTTGCAAGCGAATTAATCCGGAAAGACTTACCGGCGTGACCATAGCAAGATATCTGGCTCGCCTGAACTACCGGTATGCTATCGACTTGTGCTTCTGCAAACAATTTATTGAAGCTGTTTTTCTTCCAGGAAAAAGAAAACCATTTACGGGATATACTATCGACACTAAGTATCACATGCTGACTAGCGACCTTACCGCCCAGCAGTTCATAGAAGCCCGCGAACTGGTAGACTGTACCGATGAACGTCTTCCGCTTCTGGCTGCCATACTTTATTCTTCCAGACCGTACGACAGCAATGTCGCACACCGTCTTTCTTCTGAGTTTGAAAAGCTCGATAGAAATACGCTGGAAGCTATACGATTTAATTTTAAAGGATTTGTCAACTATCTGTTTACCCGTACCGAATTTAAACTGTTGACGGCTGCACGTCCCGGAAAAGAAAACGCTATCAGCACCGGAGCACAGGAAACATTATACTCGCTCAGTTCTGAAGGATATGGCAGCCTGAACGAAGTCATGCAGATGAACGTTATCCAGTACCTTTCCATACTGCGCAAAAAAATAATAGAGTCTGTCAAGAGCCTGCATACAGCAAAAATGGACGTTGCCCAGATAGCCAATACTACCGGATTGCCAATAAACATTATTACTCAGATACTATGATACTAGAATATTTAAAGTATTTTGCTCAGTTCCCTTCCAAAAAGGCCGTTAATGATTTGTTTTCAAACGGACGGTCCAAATTGCCGGAATATGCCGAGCTTAAAAAACAGATTAAAGAACTTCCGGATTCTGTTATACCCGATATTACAGGATATGTTTTCGGACAACGCTTCGAAGACGTAAAGAAAAGAGTAGACAGTCTTACCGGAACATACTTGTTCTGCGATTTTGGCGAGATATCCAGCTCGCAGAATAATATAGGCAGCATTACCGATTCTCATGTGCGCGCTGTAACTGTTGCCGCTAAGATACCCGACTCTTCCGATATGGTAGAAGTTGCCATATACAGTAACCGCACACTTTACATGTTGAATCTTATCCGTGCGCACATGATTAAGGATGCACGTACTCATTCCTGGCTTAAGCCTATTACCGAAAGACAGACAATAGTTCCTTTTGTCGCTCCCGAACTACAGTCATTAGGCTGGACCATGAAGTTTACTGCATCCGCTTCCGACTGGCTGAATGTAAAAAACCTTATAAGTACAATTTAAATTGAAAAAAAATGAATGAAATTGAACAAGTCACCCAAGTTGCAAAGGGAATTAGCGAGTTTGGCATTCTCGTAATGATTGCGGCTTTCTTCTTACTCCTGTCGGCTGGAGTAATGATCTGGAACATGCGTAGCTACAAGTCTATTATCGAGCAAATCATGTCCGATTTTTCTGATAAGCTTAATCTGATCCAGGAAACAGCAAATAAAAATGCTCAGACCATGATAGATATTGCTGAAGGATTGATTCCGGAAACTCAGCTTCGCATTAAGAATATTTCCGGAGTGTTTTTCGATCTCTCTGTCGAACGTGTTTGCCGGATAATTAAAAGAGTCCGTCAGGAAAACCATATTGTCGACAAAGAGGCTACACGCACCAAAATACGCACATTGCTTACTAACCTTTTCGAAGACCGTAACAGCAAGCTTGATACATTTACCTATCGCGGGAAAAAGCTGTCAGAGTATTCGAATTTGGATTGGATCGAATGGGTTGCTCAGGTAGTTGAAAACGAAATATACAACGAAGCCGGAGAAAATAACGGACGCGCTTATTCCAATGTGTGTATGGTATACGAGAAAATAAAACTTGATTTTTATCACCGTTTAAACTGATTTGCCCTATGAAAAAGAAATGGATCATTTTAGTTATAGTGATAGCTGTTATTGTTGCTGTCATGGTATACAACCACTATGTACCGTTGTGGTTTAATCTTACCAGCCTTGTATTTATCGGAACAGGTATCGTGCTCGATCGCTTGATTATCTGGTTGTACAACTCTTATATCAAGAAAGGAGATACAGATGAATAAAATAGACGCTATTGTTATCCATTGCTCGTCTACACGTGCCGGGCAGGATATCGGGAAAAAAGAAATTACCCAGATGCACCTTCAGCGCGGATTTACCACTATTGGCTACAATTACGTAATCAGGCTGGACGGTACGGTAGAAGTAGGCCGAAGCCTGACTATCGACGGTGCACACTGCAACTCGAAAGGCTTTTCCGGTGTTAGCTATAACAAGCATAGTATCGGTATCTGCTATGTAGGCGGACTCGATGCAGACGGAAATGCTGCCGATACCAGAACACCGGCACAAAAAGAAGCTTTAGCAAAGCTGATTAAAGAACTCTGTTCAAAATATCAGATTGTTGAAGTGCTGGGACATCGCGATACATCGCCCGATCTGGACGGCGACGGAATTGTAGAATCTCACGAATGGACTAAGATGTGTCCGTGCTTTGATGTACGTGCAGAATATCCCTTTATTCCGGAAATCGTTGTGAAGCCATGAAATTTATGAGCATATGTGATATTATACGATATAAGGCAAGCCGGCATATTCTGCTGGCTTCCTTTCTATGTCTTATACTGGCATGCTCCTGCCGCAGCATTAAGTACGTTCCTGTACAAAGCCAGATAGACAGTGTAGTAGTAGAAAAGCCTGTAGAAGTACATATACCGCCAGACAGTTCTACTATCTATGCTTTGCTGGAATGCGATAAAAACGGAAAAGTCTTACTTAAGCAGCTGGATATTGTTAACAGCAAGAACGCACAGGCTCAGCTAACCATAGACTTTCTGGGAAACTTGAAGGCTCAGATGAAAACAAAACATGACACAGTATATATTCCTTCAAAAACGATTACAATAACTAAGAAAGAGCAAGTTCCATATCCAGTCGAAAAAGAACTTAGCCAGTGGCAAAAATTATGTATTAAGTTAGGCGGATGGGCGTTTGCCGTCATTATTATAGGAATAATATTTATTGTAAAAAAAGTTATTGATAAATTTAGGAAATAGCCTGATAAATAATTTATATTACTATATTTGCATTGCTAGAATAAACTAAAATATTAACAACTAAACGAGTGTAATATGAAAGAAAAATGGTTAAAAGTTAAATCTTTAATTGACGAAGGAAAGTTAGCAGAAGCCAAGTCTTTAGTTGACGAAATTGTTGCAAGTATTCCAGAAACTTCAGCCGAACAAGATGATGAAAAAACTACTATCGGTGGTGGTGCTATTGACTTTCCTATAAAAAAGTAGGATATGATTAAAACAGCAATAAAATTGCTTACTCCGTTCATTGTGTCTATTGTAGACATAATAGGCGGAGTTCTTTTATACTTAAGATGTGAGGGATATAGTATAACTCCAATATATAGAGAAGTTCTAAGTCATTTTTCAGGATCTTCTTTATTACTGATTTTATATGTCATAGTTTCCTCTCCCCACATGTGTAAGTATTATAAAACCTCATGTTGGCTTTTATTGACTTTTCATGTAATGTCTTTATTGTACATCTTTACAGATATTACAACGCTATTTTATATTTATATTACATGGGTTATTATGGTTGCGTCTTTGGTTTGTTGGACTATTTCAATTCTTAGCTGTAAAACTTACAAAACTATAAATCAATCCTGCAAACGTTTAGAAACAAAATAAACACACTGATACCATATTCTCTTAATAAGTTCAGATCAAACTTTTTGCCTCGAAGTGTAGCGATGTGAAAGGCTATGATTTCTATATTCTTTGATACTCCTATCTTTTTGCGAATATTATCCAGATGGTTATTTACAGTTTTAGGCGAAATAAATAATTTTTCGCCTATTCCTTTTTCCGTCATGCCATGCGACAGATACTCTATTATATCCTGTTCTCGTCGTGTAATTGGGTAATTTACCCTATTGTCCTCTTGTAGCATTATAGATAATTTTGTTGCATCTAAGATAATCAAAAAAATCTTGGTTTGCAACGCCTTAAGCATTAAGAGGGCAAATTAAATACATTAAAAATGGAAATGCAGGATTATGTAGCAATGCGTGAATTAGAACAGAATCACGGTAGTTGCTGGGCAAAGAGTTCCCCATTATGGGTAATTGCTGCTGTATTGGTAATTGGCTTCTTTGTCTATAACTGGACTAAGAGCTGTAATGAAAAGGTTGCTTTCGCGACTGGTCTGGCCAACCTTGACGGACGTATTAACTGTCTTACTCCGCAAGTTGGTAAACTTAACGATCAGATGTATGGTTCAGCACAAGCCTTTGCTGGTTTGACTGTCGGTCTGGACGAAACTCGTAGAGATTTCGGCAATCAGCTCGGACAGCTGAACAATACTGTTTTCTACAATCCGGTAAACAACGGATGGTATGGAACCGGTACTCAACGCAACGGATGTGGATGCGGATGCCCTAGCCGTGTATTTGCACAAACATCTACTTACGCACAGACAGGTACTCCACAGGTTACTGTAACTGAAAGTTCTGCTAACGATTGTTGCTAAAAATTGCGGTTTTGCCGCTTTTACAAACTGAGGGCGGCTATTTGTCGCCCTCTTATCTTTCTTAAGTTATGTCAGTCTTCACCTACAAAAAGAAAACAATAGAAACGAATTTTCGTAGCCGGGCAGAGGCATTCAACTCGATGCTGGCATATCTTATCGACGAAAAGAAAATAGATCCGATGCAGGCTGCTAAAGAAGCAAATCAGTTTGCAGAAATTTTTGCGGTCAACATGGGTTTGCCTACTAATATTGAACCTGAGCGTAAAGGTTACGATAAAGTAATGTATTACGTAAAGGAAACAGTTACCATGGTTAAGGAGAATCCGGAAATCGTAAACTATTTAATTCCGGCAGCAACTTTCATAGCCGGTTTGTTTACAGGCAAAAAAGCCGAACAGGTACAAGAGCCGGTAAATGAACATCCGGAAGTACAGGAACCTATAGACTTTGACAACGTAAAATAATATGCTAAGAAAATTATATATTGTGATAGACTGCGACGATGAAGAACAAGTGCAGACTATACAACAGGAATTGAATAACTTTTCAAACTCCCGCGTTCTCACCGGTAAAAAAATAATGTCTATGTTACCCTACTACAAGAGTCACCGGAACTCGCTTAACGAGCTTTTCAAGCTTGTATCTCAGGGTGGCGTTAAGGCAGTATTATCCATGAAGGGAGCACAACTCATGACTAAACTTTCTTCCAAATGATAGATGTAATTAACAAGGAATGTTGCGGAGATTGCACTAAGTGTACACTCATCAACGAAGTACCAGGGTTCGATTTTTACGGATGTGTATTAAACCAGATGTTTCAGAAAATGATTCGTATGGAAAACAGAATCAGTAATATCGAAAAACAAGAGAAACGTATAACTATTATTGATAACGATAAAAACTTGATAGAAAATGAAACAAGCAGTGAGAAATTGCCTGAACAAAAAGGGGAAAAATGAGTTCTGGAACAACGATTACTACCAGACTTATAAGATGCATCATGGAATGCACTTCAGCAATAGACTTGCTGAATACGCCAGCTCAAAAATGATTAATGCCAACAACACGCACCACATGTGGACCTGCAAGGATGTCGAAGAAGCATTTAGCGCGTTGGGATTTAAACTCCCGGAAAAATATACATGGGGAGATGCTACTTATGCAGCCAACATGATCTACTCCGATTATGCCCAGTTGCTTAAGATTGATACTGATGCCGTAAAGATGGCGTATGCTCTTCTTACTGATCCGGACGGCTACGAAGGCATGATATTCAACCGCTATACAGCAGATATCATGGAAAAAGGAGAATGTATTTCGTGGAAAGACTTGATTTGAATTGTCTTAATCCTTATTTTTATGGATAAAAAACAATAGTTTGAACGACATGCATGTAAAGATATGCTGATGATATATCGTCACTGTGAGATATACAGCCCGTTTTTTAAGCTGTATTAATATAAATGCTAATTTTAAAATTTTAAAAAATGATACTTGATAATGGAGTAAAACTAACAGACGAAGCTATTGATATGCTGCGTACCATGCAGGAAGACAATAACAGTACAATAGAATCACTTATAGAAGGTGTTGAAAATATTGAAGAAATGGTTGCTAATCCGGAATCAGATCCAAACAGTGACGAACGTATTCTTATGATACAGCAGCTTCATGGAGTTAGAAAATTATTAAGACAACTTAAAGTTATACCTGGTTATGCATACGAATAATTCCGATAAAGAAAACGATTACATCGTATCTCTTATGTCAGTATATGCTCCGGCTCTTTCAGAGTGCGAAGCAACACATTGGTTTACCACGCACGAAGTGTTCGAAGCAATTCGTAATATTGATCCGGCTACATCCGTAACCGAGTCAGACGTATACCAGATACTTCACGATGCCGGTTTCCGTTATCAGCCTCGCCCAGGCAGTGTAGGCTGTGAGTTCCGGTGGATGATGAAACAGAAATAATTTCGTTTTTTTCAATAAATTGGACTTATAAGGAAGACATGCAGTGATGCACGTCTTCTTTTTTTTATGCTGTAAAACATTAAGTTTGCAAACAAAAATGTTTGCAATTATTTTGCAGATAAAAGTATTTGCAGTATATTTGCATTGTCAAACAATAAGTAATAAGTCAAACATTAAAAAAGAACAATTATGAAAATAGAAAACTTAAATCAGATTGCTGAATTTTTTGTTAACCTTTATAGTGATGAACTTGAAGAAATGTCATCTGACGCTATCTATGAATGGTGGTCTATGAACTGGTCTAACTGGGTTGAAGAAACTAATATAGAAGTATATAATGAAGTTGAAAAAGCTATATGGCTAAAAATAAATGAGAGATAAATACTGATTATATTATACACATTTAAATTATAGAATTATGAACGCATATAATATTTTTGATGAAAATCATTATGATACTATCCTTTATCACGCAGTTGCTAAAGACGAAGATCAGGTTAAAGAACTTGCAAACGAAAAAGGTATAGACCTGGAAGGATTGGTAATCGAATTGGAAAGAAAGAATGTAAAAGATCAATTAGGAAGGGACATCAATCCCTATATAGAAGATGCATTAGTTTATTAATAAAGTAAGAATTTACATTAAATATGGCAACAAAGAATGTAACTCTCCGCTTGCCGGAAGAAATGGTTGAGTATTTGACTCGAAATAACGACAGCATTAATCAGGCTGTTATAAATGAAATAAATGCAATAAAGCGTATCAGAACAGTTGCAATGGGAGAGTTAAAAGGATTGTTTACTCCCCAAGAATGGATATTCTTAGCTGATGCTTTTAACGTCACATTGATCGACGATGTTTTTTGCGCAAACAAAGGAGCATTTATCGCAGCATGTGAAGATGCAGAAAAGTATGAAAGTAAAGCTACGTTACACGGAGTTAACCTTACGGAATTTATTGCAAAAGTTAATACATTGCACGGAGCAAATATCGAAGCAATATATAGCAGAATAAAACATTACTTAGAACATTATACCGATTCGGAAACACAAGGATGGGAGAAATTTTAAATTAAAAGGCAGGGGATAATCCTCTGCCTTTCTTGTGTCAAAGAATCTTATAAGCAACAAGCCTAAAAGAACGTTGCAAATATAATATTTATATTCTTATACTGTTTTTTTAGTTTTATAATATAACCTTTGTTTAGTCTAAAAATTATATTCATCTTTGCATAAATTAAAAAAAATAGCTATGAGAAATTTTATTACATGTTTATTTTTAACTATTGCATTATTTTGCAAAGCTCAGGAGCAACCATTTAAAATGGGATGGCATGGTGCTTATGATCAAAATCCAGTTGTTCGTGTAAACAAGCAAACTACAGAAGGATTAAGATTTGTTTCAGGCAGTAGATTTATGGCTACTGCAAAAAACTCTTCTATTAAGGATTTACCTTTTACATGTACCATTGGACTTACTGTTTCTTTATCTCCACAAGGTGATAAATTTTACACTTTAGATTTAGCGGTTATTTCTGCCAAATTATCTTATCTGAAAGTTTTAAAAGATTCTCCCCTGCTTATTAAACTGAACAATGATCAAGTTATTAAGCTATATGCTAATAATGATTATGAAGATAACTTGGGAGAAAGTTCTGTTTACATGAGCACTGTAGTAACAACCTATACTATTGTTCCATCTTACGGAATAGATGCTGAAGATATAGATCTATTTAAAGATGGAATTAAAAAGATTAGATTTGAATTAAACGCTGAAATTTGTGATGTTGAATTTAACAAATACAAAAAAGATGAACTTGGCAACTTTCTTTATCTTGAAAAAGATGTTATTACAAAAGCCTTAAATGAACAAAAAGATTTTGAAGAAGGATTTTGATAGAATTTAAAATACTTTTTCTTTGTCAATTCAAAATAAATGCTCATATTTGCAATGTCGTACATTTGAATCAGGCGAGATGGCTCGCCAAATTAACTTTGCTGCGGGCATTTTTTATGTCCTAGGCATAGTATATTATACCTTATAGTTCCGTCCCGTGTGGAGTGTTAATGCACCCACTGCCTGATTCAGGTGTACGACAACGGGGAGCGGAACTTTTTTTGTTTCCTCTCCGTATTTTATCAATATATTGTTTCATTTTAAAAGTCGTACAAAAATGAAAAATCAAATTGCATTGCCTGTAAGTCAGGCAAGAGAAAGCCGTATTACTTTATGGCTGGATAGCGAAAACAGTATTATTACCTCTATCATGGAGGAATCCGTATCAAACCGCCAGACACTTCTGCTGTCAAACGCTATGCTGGCTTTTTCCCTTATGGCATGTTCTGTATTCCTTCACTGGGCAGCTGCCTTAATCTGCCTTATATGGTTTATCCTTTCACTTATTATGTGCCGGAAAGGAGGTTTGCGATGAAAATACAGGGAGCTAAAATAACAGACCGTGCGATAGGACTTATACGCACATTGCAGGAAAGCGACAACAGTACGATAGAAGCTCTTCAGGAATCTATCTACGATATCGAGGAACTTGTTTTAAATCCGGAAGCAGATGCTTCTTTTGGCGACAGGCTGGTCATGATGCAGACATTACGGGAGTTCCGTCGCCTTCTCGACGAATTAAGAGTCAGACCGAATTATAAATACTGATTGTAACAGAGAGCAAACTTCAGGCTGAAACCTGTCCTTTGCTCTCTTTTTTTATCTCTATATCTTAGCTTGAAAAAGAAAAGCTATGATTACAGACCAGATGATTACAACACAGTTTATCAGCAGTGTTGTATCGGCAGGAATCAAGAAAATACAGACCATACAGCAAGATATTATCCGTAAAAATCTGAATGTGATATCAGGCGATTTGCTTGCTTCTGTAAAAAAAATTCCGCTGGAAATGCAAGACGCAAACAAGCAGACATTCTATATGACTGTCTTGCCTTATATGCGTTTTCTTGATATCTATTTCCGGCAGGATATGGGGCTTCGCCGAAACCTGGCATTATATAACCGCACCGTTTGGGGAGTTCTTTACGGCGAAACACAGCATATATTACGATATGGTCTGTCTGAAGATATCAGAAAGTACATTACCGCCCAGCTACAGCAGGGAAAAGATGTTGACTTAAGCAATCAGTATTCATCAATAGAAGGTTACGATTTATGGCAAAACGATTAAACGAGGACGAGATAAAGTGGATTCTTTCTGTTGAATCCGGTCAGGCACAGCAGGAAATTTACAAGCTTACCAAAGCAAACAGAGAGCTGAACCGTACCAACCAGGAACGGCGTAATGTAATGCGCTCGCTCGAAGCACAAGGCAAAAAGGATACGGAATATTACCGTAACCTGGAAAAGGAAATTAAGTCTACCAACGATGTTATTAAAAAGAACTCTACTTTAGTTAGCGAACTGGAAAAGAAACTCGATGTAACAGGTCTTACCATGGCACAGCTTCGGAAAAAGGCAAAGGAATTGCGTACGCAGCTAGACAATACTGCTCAGGCTGCCAATCCGGAAGAATATGCAAAGCTGGAAGCCGAACTGACTAAAGTAAACAACCGTATGCGTGACCTGAAGGATACAGGTGCGTATGCAAAAACTGAGATAACGGGTTTTGAAAAAACCATGAGCATGGCTAAGACTGCGGCAAAAGGTTTTGTTGCGGTTCAACTTGTGTCTTACCTTAAAAATATAGGGACAAATGCCTACAACACCCGCAAGGAGTTTGCCCGCTATGAAGCGACTCTAAAGAATGTTACAGGCTCCGGCAAAGAAGCCAGCCAGATAATGCGCACATTACAGAATCTTGCCGCCGACACTCCTGCCAGTGTAGCAGAATGGACGGAAGCATACATTAAGCTGGTAAATCGTGGAATAAAGCCTACTACATCCGAACTGACGGCTTTAGGCGACATCGCTACCAGTCAGGGCAAAAGTCTTGATCAGTTCGTAGAAGCGTTTCTTGATGCCTTGACGGGAGAAAACGAACGTTTGAAAGAATTTGGTATCACGGCTCAAAAAAACGGAGAAACTACCGCTTTCACGTTTAAGGGAATCACTACTGAGGTAGAAAACAACGATCAGGCCATTAAAAATTACATCATTTCACTGGGAAAGCTACAGGGCGTGCAGGGAAGCATGGCTACACAGATGAACGAGCTTGCCGGACTAGAATCCAATCTGGGCGATCAGATGGATAGCATCTACAATAAGATCGGTAAAAAGCTGGAGCCTATGATTAAATCTTTCATGGGAACGCTGGGTAATTTGATGGGTACTCTTTCTTCTGCTCTCGATAGTGCTAATGACAGATACGAACAGCAGAGAGAAAAGGTTGTTACGCTTTATTCGGAATACTCTCCCCTGCTCGACCGTTACGACCAGCTGAAGGCCAAAACCAATCTGTCTAATGCTGAACAACAGGAATTAAATTCTATCATAAACAAAATTACTAATGCTATACCTGGAGTAGTTACAGAAGTCGGAAAGTATGGAGAAGTATTAGGTATATCTTCCGAAAAAGCCAGAGAGTTCATCGAAAATCAAAAAACCTTATTAAAGTACATGAACCGTGATGCTATCTCCGAGGAAGAAAAGAGGCTGGAAGAATATAAAATGAAATATGAAAATGCCAGACAAGCGCAACAAGCCGGAGGTGTATATGTTACTTCATCGGCAAGCATTACCGGATATTCTACTTCTTTTTTTGATAATTCTCCTCAAACTTTAAAAAGAATAGACGATGAAGCAAAAAAATATAGTGATCTGATAAAAGGTTCAGAAGCTCTTCTTGAAGATCTTCGTGGTGATAGCCTGCAAAAAGCATTAGATAACAACAACGAAAGAATTAAGATGCAGGATGAATTTAACAAGATGAACAAGCAGCAGCTTGATGCCTGGATTAATGATGAAAAAAATGCTCGATCTGAATACTTGGAAATCGCTCAGCAGATATATAACAGCCGTTTCTCCGGTACTACATCCGGCGGATCCGAAAGCGACACGCAAAAAAAAGTAAAGGAGCAGCTCGAACTTCAGACACAGCAATATCAGCAACAGCAGTTGGAACTGAAGAAAATTTATCTGGCAGGTAACGATGAAAAGCTTCAGACAGAATCTCAGTTTAATCGTGCCATGGAAGAACTTACTTTGCAGGATTTGAATAAACGTTTGCAAATTATAGGTCTTGAAGCCGATCAGCGGCAGCAGATAGAGGATAAGATTCTCGATATCCGTATAAAAGCCATGGAAGACTTTTATGTCAAGAAGTCTGAAATAGAACAGCAGCAAGAAGAAGAACGCCAGCAAAAGAATCAGCAGGCCATGGAAGATAACGACAAGTGGATGAAGCAGCAAATGACCAACCTGCAAGCTACACACGAGGAAAGAACCAAAATTATACAGGAAAGTCTGCAAAAACAAGTTGATTCATATAAAGATTATGGTACACAGATCGGTACATCTTTAGGGCAAGTCTTGTCAGGGCAGGAAAACATGCTTGCTGCTTTCGGAAACACCATGGTAGATATATTGTTTAACGTTCTTGAACAGATTATTAATCAAAAAATTGCAGAAGCTACCGCTGTAGCTGTAGCCGAAGAAGCTAAAGCCGCTGCAATATCAGCCGCACAGCCTGATTCTGTTGTTACTTTTGGTGCAACAGCCGGTGCTCGTACAGCTATTATCAGTGGTCTTATCATGGCTGCTCTTGCTACCGCTAAAACAGCTTTAAAAGGTCTGCTTACCAAAGACAGTAAACAGGCTGTCACCACATCTTCCGAAGGAACAACATATTACACTCGTGTTCCTGGTAAAGAGTCTGGAGGATATATTAATGTTACACGTTCTCAGGACGGAAAACAGTTTAATGCCGAATATTCTCCTTCACGGCGCGGATTTATCGACCGTCCTACCGTTATTGTAGGTGAAGGACCTGCCGGTATGTCGCGCGAATGGGTAGCCAGCAATGCAGCAGTAATGAATCCTACAGTATCTCCTATTCTGAATGTTATAGATAAGGCTCAGCAGGCAGGAACCATACGTTCTCTTAATCTTAACCGTTACATTCAGGCGCGTATGCTAGGACGTGAATCCGGTGGTTCTGTCGGCACTACTGCATCTTCTGTTCCTGCTGTTGTGCCTGATTACGGACTCACTAAGACAGTAGGAGAACTTAATTATATTTTGCGTAGCATTAAAGAAAAAGGCATACCGGCATATACTCTCTTGTCGGATCTGAATCGTGCTCAGGAATTGCAGAATAAATCTCGAAAAATCGGCTCAAAATGAAAATAACACATATCCCTTCGGGTAAGCCTTACCAGCTGGCTCCCGATACACAGCTTACGGTAGAACGTACCAATCCTTTTTTTTATGATTACGGCGAACAGACTATACCGGTCAGTTTGCCGGACAGCGAGTATAATCGTTCACTTCTCGATTATCCTGATGATGTTCATCGTGTTAATAAGATGGAGATGATTGATACATCTATTCAGAATGGAGAATATTTTACTGTCTGCCGGCAAGCTATATTAAGTGTATCACCGGGAGAAAGTATAGATACATCATTCTACATGAATGAAGGAAGTTTCTACAGCCGTCTGGAAAATACATATCTTACCGATGTGTTTAAGGATGAAACAGTACCAGGTGTTGAAACACTCGATCAGGCTATTGATTTTATGAAATTACTTTTACAACAAGATCATGAAAACTTTGCCGTATTTCCGGTTGAGATATCTCAGGACAGATTTATAAATTCATACGACATTAGTTCTGGTAAATTTTTTGCAGAAGATATTAGAACTGAAGTCGTAGATGATAAAACAATATCGGTTCCACGCGGTTTTTACCTTAGCCCTTTTATTAAAGTTATATATGTTTTGAAACGTATATTTTCTTACTTTGGATATACTATGGTAGAAAACTTTTTTACTCGTACCGAACAGTTTTCTCACTTGGTATTTTTGAATAACGTCGCTGATGCTATTGTGACTGGGAAAATATATTTGTCACAGCTTCTTCCGGATGCAACCTGCAAAGATGTTTTAGATCTTATCCGTAAAAAATTTCTTTGTGAGTTTATTACTGATGAAGTTCATATGACTGTCAATATTATGCTGATGAATGAAATAATAGATTCTAAAGCTGATATTGACTTGTCAGAGGCTTTGTGCGGATCTCTTGCAGTAGAATATCCTGAAACATATAAACAAATCATAATAGAGGCTGAAAATTCTTTTTCAGATACAAATGAATATGATTCTTTCGATATTATAAAATCTAAATATCCTACAGCCCAGTTTGATCCTTACACTGCTACTTTTTATCGACTTGGATTTTCTTACCACATGTTTGCCGGAAGTGTGAAAGAAACTATCGGGAATGCCTCACAAAAATATTATGAAGGTGGAAATCTGGAATCTGAAAAAGTACAGATACCAGAATGCTTCCCTATACCGAAAAATTTATATTTGTATGTAGGAGATGAACATTTCTTGAACTCTTCTCTTGTATCTGGCGATGAATCTTCTTCTGATTCATCTTCCGAAGAAGACGAAAAAACAACAGACATGTATTTTATGATGGCATTTGCTTTTCGGTCAGGTACGTTTGTCGGAGGTACTATCACAAATTATGGGAAAGTTATTCTTCAGGAAGGTTATCTTAAAATAGGAGATTATTCACTGGCATACAACGGAGAGTATGGTATATTTGAAAAGTTCTACAGAAAATATGATGATTTGTTACGCAATTCATTGCATACTGTTAAAGGAGAATTTTTACTGTCAGACAAAGAAAAGATGAATATATCTTCTACTGCTAAAGTAAAAGTAAAAGGTTCTGATTTTTTCTTGAATAATTTGCAGTTTAATATTGGAAGTAAAAAAACATTATCTGATGTAGAACTGCTTTCTTTACAAATGTACTCTCCTGTTTCTTCTGCAAAAACATTAAATGATATATTCCCGCCTTTATACGATAAATATAAATGGGTGATTAAAGAAGATATTCTTTCCATTTCTGCACCTGAATATCAGGATTCACCTTTTAAAGATGTTGTTTTGTCAAATGTTTATCCGCCTGAACCTAAAGCGGAATATGTCGGTCGTAGATTTTTTGAGAAAAAAACAGCTTCACAGGTGCTTGGAGCTTATTATCTTTTTACGTACTGGCTGGAAGTAGAAGCCGTGTAACGTGTCCTTTCTGCACCGGTTTCTGTTATCTAACTTAGCGTAGAATAAAAAAATACGTTATGACTTTTATACAGAAACCGGACAATCTTTGTCTTTCCCGCAATATCCCCAAAGTTATTGTTTCGTCGGAAGACGTTTTTTCTTTTGAGCTGAAAAAAGGAGAAGATGTCCTATTCTCTGCATCGTATACCCCCGACAAAAACAATCGGGCTGAAATTGATATCAGAGAAATTGTGCATACTTCTCTGTCTTTTACGCTGAAAGAACAGACTACATCTTATGTACAGAGTAACCTGGTTGCCGATTTTACCATATCGCTTAATTCTGACGAACTGACTGCATCGTTTCGGGCTATACGCGCTGGCGTAGACCGAAGCTCTGTAGATGCTGCAATCTTTTTAAAAGCTAATTTTCTGACCTGGCAGCCTCAGGTTAAAAAGGTTACATATTCCACTCCAGAATATCTTACTTTTTATGCAGTTTCCGATTGCGTAGTACGTCTGAAAGCTTATTTCAACGAAGGTGAAGAAACAACCTCAGAAGAAATAGAACTCTATAATGCCAGTGCAGGAAGTGCTTATACGCTTCCAATGGAATATGCAGTTATATCCGCAAAATTTGATTCCCGATTCCCTTCATTCTACGATGTATGGGTAGAAGATACAGTTGGCGCACGTCTTACTTATGTACAGCGTTACGTGGCAAGTGATATCTTGTCAGAACGCGAGCACTGGATCCTGTTCGAAAACTCATTGGGAGGTATAGACACTATCCGCGCATACGGACAGTGTGATTTTACCGCCGATCATACGCATAACATTGCTGTTATTGATGAAGTATCTACAGAATATTCAGTAGACACGGAACGGATCTTTGAAAAGTCAACCGGATATTTAACTCCCCAGGAAAGAACCTGGCTGCTCGATTTTTTGCCGTCGGCACAGAAGTATATTTTTGCCGGAAATGCTTTGCGCCCTATTGTCGTGACAGAAGACAATACTGCATATACCGAAGAAGATCTTCCTTCAGAATATACATTCTCGTATAAGTACGCAGATGCAACTCCCCTGCTGAATATTACTCGTGCTGAAGAATTACCGGAAATTTTAGACATTAAAGTTCCCGATCTTGGTTCTTTTTCTATACCCCCTCGGCTGATTGAATTTCCTTCTCTTAATCTTTCCGAGGGGGCACTATTCCCGGTTCAGCATCCTTTTTCTGAAAACTGGGCTGTAACTACTGCCGGTGAGTTGTATAATTACATTCTCTCTCGCATAGCCGCAAACCCCGAAAGCGGAACAGGCGGTACAGGACATACGCATGCTAACTATAGCCTGCTGTCGGCTTTGTCACTTTTTCAAAAATACTTGCTTGTAAACGGCGAAAAAATAAATGCCGGAACGGCAGATCTGGCTAATGAGCTTTCGGAAGAATTACATGCTAGATTACTTCACAAAGACAAAGAAGACGGCACTAACTTCTTATTAAAGTTTGGCGAGTTTATTGACAGCATGATTGCCGGCAAGGGTGCTGGTATATTCCCCGACGGTCGTGGACAATTCTCAAGGCTGGAGGTACGTGATGCACTTGTTGTAATGCGGCTTATCATAAATGAGATTCAGGCGATGGCAGGTGATTTCTCTTTCAGCGATGCAGGATGTATCGAAAAGGTGGAAGACCTGGGAGACGACACTTACAAATTGTGGATGGAGAAGCGTACAGAATATGATGTGACAAATTTTACTGAAAACGACATAATGTATTCCATCATCAATAATCTGCTGACTGGAGGCACGGATTATTACACAAGCTGGTTCCGCTGTCTGACAAAGAACGTCAACGACAACACGCTAACGGTAGTGCTCTATCCTGATTCAGAAGTGCCTGGAGGGAAAAACTATCCTCCGGTGGCCGGATACAACGTCACTCGACGTGGTAACTCTGTATTGCCAGACGAAGGAGAAGTGAACGAGCGTGCGCAGAGCTGGCTGCTCTCCAGCCGAGAAGGGCGCATCATGTTCCTCGCCAATGTCTACAAGCCTATATTGGAAGATTACAACTACGCCATCAGTATCGGTAAATTCCCTAATATTAAAGCTTTGGATAATCTTCCGGTCACTACAGAAGACGTGGGTGTGATGGCCAAGACTATCGTCTGCGAACGGCTATATCAATATGATTATAACGGTGATGTCATATCTAACAAGGTGGACCGCGGCGAATGGTCGCTCACAGTGGCGCAGTCAGAGCAGCCTTATCGCTTTATTCAACACGATAGACTTTATCCGGACGGACAGCACACGTTTACGGAACTGGAGCAGCACACCGTCTATCATTACGGATGCAAGTGGGGTTGCTTGGTAGACAAGACGGAAGATGAACCTGTATGGAACTCCCCCTCGTGGTCTTTACTTGAAGGCGACAAGAATTATCATCTTGACTTCGAAAGTTCGAATGGATGGCAGTTCTTCATTCAGCAGGTCAATACAGACATTACAGCAGTAGTAAGTTATGGTAACAGAAATATAACTAACGTTCTCATGGCTACAGATGGAGTGGAGGTAGAATGGCTTCGTGACACAGGAAACATACCATCAGATAACAGTTGGAAACCTACATACGTTGACGGTCAGAAGCATGTCATACATCTATCCGTAGCCGATATGGGTAGTGGTTGGGGAAGTGAGTATCGGAAGATAAATTTCATCTGTAGGGTATTTATACCTGTAGGAGAAAATTTTGAAACAGTGGAAAACAAAATTAACATCAAAATATAGATTATGAAAGAAGTCTTTGTAAGGTATTCGATTCATGAATGTATTGGGAAAGTGGCTAATGGAACTTTATCCAGAGAAATGCATATTTCCGATATAATTGATATAGAAGAAGATAAAGTAGACGATTTGCAATACATTAAAGATAAGCTATCAGAAATGTATGGTTTTTTTACATATCAGATAGAAATTAAATCTATAAAATCATGGCAATAAATACGAATGTAAAGGACATATCAGTACATGTAGACCCGATTTCCTTCATTGCAGACATTGAGATACTGAGCGGAAATACCGCACAGACCTATAACCAGGACACTAAGGAATATGAGCCGGACCGTTCGCTTGTCCCCTGCGTGCTGATGCCTTACGTGCAGGTGTCCGACCCTGAGGGGGTGATGAACGGTAACAGGACGATTACGGGTGTGGAATGGTACGAAGGATCTCCGAAAGCGGACGGTAGCAACCGTATATCGAACAACGACAATTATGTCATATCCGACACCGGACTTCCGACCTATTCTTTGAAGGTGAAGAAAAATGTAGAGCCAAATACTCCGATGGATATCTTTGCCATCTTCACGATTACGGATACCCGTAGGAATACGGAAGTTAAAGTGGAACGCAGCGTATCTCTATATACGGCTCTGTATGATACAAAGGTTCTTAACATGCGGTTGATGGACCAGCCCCAGGGATGGTTTATCGACCCGACAAGGGAGAAAGCAGACTCATCCGGAAGATGGATGCACACTATCACAGCACAGCTTTTTTCAGGAAAGGAAGAAGTTCCTGATGCTAATGCGGCTTACTGGTGGGAAATAAATACCGACAATTCTACATGGAGGCAGATTACACAGGACGAACTGGACATCTTCATTTCAGGCAAGGATAGCAGCGGGAACTGGACAAAATCGCTCACGTTCGATGCACGTTTTGTGCGTACGGCTGCATTCCGTTGCCGAGCGGCATATTATACAGGTACACGCCCTTCTGCTCCGGAGTTGGAGAACCTGCAGGTAACATCCACTGTCAAGGTTGAAATGCCGAAGACGTTGAGAGCAAGCATACGGCAACTTTCAGGAGCAAAGATAAACGCCTCGATGAGCACGACTGTCAGGTTTGAATGTGTCCTGACTGACAACAAGCAGGTGATAACCTACAATGACAAGCTGTTTTCTATTGTCTGGAAAGCAAAATCCGGAAAAGCGGGCGTGTCTGACAAGACAATCGGTAAAGGTAATACCATCAGCTTTACGCCTTCATCCTTGGGATTCGATAAGGCATATTCCATGGCCGTGTATGCAGAGGTAAAGATGTATGCGGTCACGGCGTTGGTAACCAGCGGGGGTAAAGTAATGATTAATAACAACAAGGCTGTCATAGCCACAAAATTTGAATAATATGGGATATCTACTTGTTAAACCTGAAGTGCTTGAATCAAAAGGAATCAAGTATTTCGAACGTATGCCGGACGGTAGGGCAATTGCCGATTTCTCCATGTTGCGGGTAATAGGTAGCGTAGGAGATGTACAGATAGTATCTTCTGCTGAGGAACTGAAGAAGATGATTGAGGATCAGAAGGCCAGCGGACAGTATGAAACTGTCGATACAGAATCCGGTACACAAGAAACGGATGGAGATAATGATGTAGTTGTGCCTGATATGGAGGAAGGAGGTGAATAATGAATCTGGAAGGTGGATTTACACTAATTGGACTGATGGATGGTACAACTATAAACGGATTCATCCGCGTAGAAGGAACCCCTCTTGTACAACGGTACAACAAGGGGACCAGTCAGTTTATCCCTGATTTTGAAGGACTGGCCGACAACATGAAGCCGACTTTGGTAACCATTCTTCGTGATGTGGCAACTGGAGAAATCATGATTCCTCATGAAATCACGTATAAGTACAACGGGGTAACACTAACTTTCGGCTTTGACGGACTTTCTACGAACGGCGGGATGACTGGATATTTCAAAAAAATAGACAATTATTCGGCGACAATCGGCTCCCAGTCTTACCAGTTGACTGCATTGCGGGTAATGAAGAACCTTGTTCCTATATCCGGATACGACAACGACCGTATCAGTGTATCTGGTACGATAGAAGTAGGCGGACAGAACATTTCATTCAATGAGCTGTCGAAGAATGTGGTTATACAGGAAATGACAGGCAATGCCTATGATGTGATCATATCGGATGACAAGGGCGGTGCCCTGACAGAAGCCGGAGAATCCCTGATATGTACTGCTACGCTCTATAAAGACGGTGTAGGGGTGACGGATTATTCCGGTTATACCTATCAATGGGTGAAACTGCTCGGAACGGGTGATACGAACTGGGGTACTTCACGTACACAGAAAGTCACTGCGGGTGACATTGATAACATATTGAAACTTCGTTGTGACATTAAGTCAGGAGGCAGTGTGATAGCCTCCGGCTTCACGCAGATAACCGACTATTCCGACCCGTACTATGTAGATTTCAATATAACGGGGATTACGGGTAATACAATTCGTTCTGGGGAGACGGCTGTAGTGAAACCCGTAGCGCGGAAACGTTCAGACGGCACAGACGGAGGCATATCAAACTGGGACTGGAACATAAGGAATAATGCCGGAAATGCATTTATTCTTTCTGACAAAGAATCCGAAACATTTAATGCTGCTACAGTAAGTATAAGCTATGCGGACATTAAGCGTGCAGGAATGGGTATTAGTGGAAGTGTTAGTGCAATAATTGAATAAAGGAGGTTATATGATAGCGACAGGTGCTTTCTCTTTGATAGGGGTGCAAGATGCTGTAATCAATGAGTCAATTTATAAAAGAACAGCGCAAAATGTAAAGCCTGAGACTCCCGTTTCTGATTCAGGTAAAATTCCTGAAGGATGGAGTGCTACAATGCTTGATGTATCAGCATCATTTCCTTATTTGTGGGAAAGTCAAAGGGCAAGAACAGAAATGTATTCGTCGAATGACATTTCTAATGCTGTTCTGATGTATGCAGGTTATAGAATTAGCAATACGGGAAATAAAATTTCGGATGCGAATTACAAGTATAGCGATGATATAAAACTCTCTAAAGGTCAGGTTATAGAGGTAAATACAGCGGGAAGCTCTGTATCGGTTATTTCATTGTCTAATGGAAGTGCAACTTTTACACCTATTAAGACCTTGAACAATACTGTTCCACAAGTTTGTACTTACTTGGCGGATGAAGATTGCAATGTCGTAGTTTGTGTTAAGACTACTTCTGCATACAGTGTTAAGATATACACTGCAAGTTACGGTGCATGGTCTACTCCAACCTTAAAAAACAGCTGGGGTAAACAAGGTGCAAAACTGCGAATGAGAACATGGGCAGAGGGTGTGGAGTATTTGCAAGGAGCAGATGGAGAAGAGTTTTATGATGTTGTTGTATATAATAATAAATTATATCTATGCACCAAAACTCATACCTCTGACTCTAACAACAACCCTTCATCTTCTATATCAGGATATTTGGGTTTTTGGGAATCTGCTCAAGAATGGACTTTTATCGCAACAAAGTTACTATTAGCTGAGAAGATTAACGCAGAACAGATTAATGCAGATGGAATTAAAGCTAAAAATGTAGATATCGAAGGAAAGATTACTGCAACTTCTGGAATTCTTGGAGGATTTACAGTCACTCAATCAGCAATAGGCTCTACCGATGTTGGTGATAGTTTATTACTTATGAGAAATGGTATATCATTTAACAATAAAAAAAAGACGGCTGGGATTGGTGATACCTTACCTGGATCTACAGGAATTGTATCCAAAGTTGCTGGTATATTTACGACAACTTTAGATAAATACGACTTACATTCAGAAGGTATTGGGACATTAATTGTACAATCTAAGGGAGGTGTATCACATACTGCGTTAAGTATAGTAACTGAAGGACGTGATAATGATACAGCGATTGATTTTCGTGGTAAAATTAACACTCATGGTAGTGAGTTAGGCGGATCTTTTGGTGATTACGGCCTGACTACAGCAGTTGGATTTCAGCATGTATGGGACCCCTCGGCTGGTAGATTTAGACTGGGAGATTTGTGTTTTGTAAATGGAATATTAACCGGTGTCAGATGGCACGATAATTAATAAAAATTTTAAATTAGGAAGATTATGGAAACAATAGATTTTAATGAAGTAATAAGAGATAATATTGAGGTTGTGGGAGGACTATTGCCTACAGCAAGTCAGGAACAAAATGGACTCCTTGAGAAATCCATGTACACTATATTAGAGAAAAAAACGACAGCGACCAACTATGCTATGTATGAAATAACAAGCAATGTCAACAATTGGTCTAGGGATTTCTCGATTATAAAAGGTGGATTTGAAGGGGATCCTGTTTTTATTATTGTATCAGTTTTTCTCAAAGATTCAGCATCCAAAGATAAAATAATTGTAACTTCATTATCCCCTAAAATAGAAACGCCTAATTACATAAAGTTTTTCAAAAAAGATAGAAAAGTATATGTATTGTTCAATATTAGCTCAAACAGCCCTAACAGTATTTTAATTCAATCTTTTAAAGATTTTCGTATGATATCACAAGGGAAATATCCGGATGACAGCTATGTCGAGTTGGAAATATCTTACAAGTAATCGTGAAACATAAATTGTTACATATATATGCTACTTCTGCTCTCGTAGCTAAGCCATTCTTTTCATTGCTGACAACAGGAAGTAGTCCTCCCACAACGGCTAAAAAAATAGAGGCTAATCCACATTGGATAGCCTCTATTTACGCTACAAAGATATGAATTATTTATAATTTCTGTAACTGTCGAACGAAAGCATTATCATTAATTCGAGCATATATCATCGTCATGCTTATTTGTCTATGTCCGATTACTTGCTGTATAGTCGTGATAGGTATATCTCTATTGATTAATCGTGATGCACATGTATGTCTGGCTACGTGAGCCGTTACATGTTTTTTCAGACTGCATTTTTTTAATGCTACTTGTAATTTTGAATTAAAGCTGCAACGATTTACCCCCACGTTGAAAAATTCAGAAAGCCTTGTTTTATATTTACTGTATATCTGTTCTGCACGACCATCAAATAAAGCCCACATTGGCAATCGTACTGGTGTGCTAGTTTTTACTGATGTATATTCCAACCAAAGCCGACCGTTGTCTTCTTTAAAATTATCTTCAGACAGAGAAGCAAAGTCACTTATTCTAGTACCTACATAACACATAAAAAGAAACTGATCTAGTACCAGCTCGTGAGATTTGTCTGCAATTCCTGAAGCTGCATAGTTCTCTATAATTCGTACATCATCATCGCTTAGTGCTTTCATCTTATAAGTTGATTTAAAATCTTTTGGATCATGATAAAACGCTAAAGAATCAGCCGGAACTTTGTTCCCGTATAATTTACGTGCGATGTTATAATATGCCTTAACAACGTGCATTTCTTTGCAGACTGTAGAATACTTTAGTTTTCCTGATTCCATTAGAAAATTCATAAATCCACGAAAGAACTCCTCTGTCAATGCTGTTACAGGACATGTATCTCTGTATCTTTTCAATGTCCTAAGTACATTTGCGTGAATTTCTATAGTTCGAGGCTTCAATCCTCTTTCGTACATAGCCTTTTCCCACATAGAATACCAATCAGCCGATGTTCCACGCCTGGAATAAATGTCGTGCAATTTAGTTAGAGTCATTTCGCCTGCATAAGTCAGTTCAATTTCCTCTAAGCTATAAACAAGTTTCCTGATTAATAGGTTAAGATTAGCAGAATTTGGACTTTTAGAAATAAGCCCGTAATCTTCGTTCCATTCGTCATTAAAGACTCTTACGTCAGTGTCAAGTTCAATACTTGATCCATACTGGGAACACTTCACAAAAATAGCGAGCATTCCGCTGTGAGCACGATGTGCCACAACTTCAAATCTGATTTTGTTCATATATTAAGTTATTAAATGCAGTCTTAATATACGAAAAAAAAGATATATATGCAATATTTTTATATTAAAAATGTATCTTTGTAAAGATAGTTCATATGAATTATTAAATGCAACAAAGGGGGATTTTATCAAGTGTGATAATTCCCCCTTTACTTTATACTGCAAACGAGTTAAAGAATTTAACCCCTTCCTGCTTTGACTCTTCCAGGACATGAGCATATATCAGCGTTTCCCGGTAATCGGAATGTCCCATGATTTCCTTTAATGTTGCCAGATCTTTTGTTTTTTGCAAAAATAGGGTAGCAAAAGTATGCCGGCCTGCTTTGCTGGATAATGGTTTGTTTATACCAACTTTTCTGGCGATACGCTTAAGGTATTCGTTTATCTTCTGGTCTGATATCACTGTTGTAAACAACAATCCGTTTTTTCTCTTGCCTGAAGCTTTCTTGATTATTTTCTTCAACGGATCTGACAAAGGTATTACAATAGGATCAGGTTTACTGTTCCGTAGCTTTATTCGGTAATAAGTAAATGAACTTTTCCCAATACCTTCTATTCTTATGTTCTTTGCGTCCCCAATATGAAGACTGCTAAAGCACATAAACAAAAATATTTGTAAGACAGACTGGTAATTTTCTGTAAGAGAATTAGACTTGTATAAGTCAACAAGTGTTGTTAGTTCTTCTTCCGTGAGATAAGTAAAATCACTTTTAGATCGTGTTTTTACCTTTATGTTTTCAAAAGGATTTTTAGTCATGTATCCTTCTTTGATAGCGGCACGACAGTATTTTTTTATGCAACTCATATTCTTATTTATGGTACTGTCTTTGTTTTTGAGCTTTTTCTTAAGATACACTTTGTATTTTAAGATAAAATCTTCGTCCAGGCATTCCAGTCTTAAATCAGGATCATAAACTCTCATCTTATTGATTGCATCCAGATGCACATCAATCGTAGAACTCTCCAGTTCCCCGCGATGGCGGTGCATATAATCCTTGACATAATCATAGAAGGTCCTGAAATCATCCGGACGATTGTATTCTTTCATAAAGGTTTCCTTGGTAAGAGTCTTTTTCAGCAGACGATATCTTACCATGATGTCGTTAACTCGTGCTCTGATCTTTTCGATACACAGATTATAATCCTTGTGATTCTTTTCTCGTGTGAGAACTTTTCCGGTCACATTATCGAAGTTTTCTACCAGGATTGAAAGATTTGTAGGAATCGCAATTTTTTTTCTTTCTACGTAGAAAGAAACATAAACAGGGGCACACCCGTCCTTGTTTACATAGCTTGTCGCTTGATAAGTTTTAATAACAGCCAT